TAGAAAAATTGATTATTCCATTCCTACAGAAACTACATAGTACAGGTGATAAAGAATACATTTATTGGCCTAATCGTAAACCAGCAATAGAAAAACAAATAGAACAAATATTGAAATTAACTAGAGGATGATATGAGTGCTACTGTGATTATACCAACTACGGGTTCACCGGAGTTGAGAAAGGCTGTTCAGAGTGTTCTTGAACAATCTTATGAAACAAAATGTTATGTTGTGTCTGATGGTATACAAAACCATTCTAGGACAAGAAATATTGTTGATTCTTTTCCTGGTAAAAATATAGAAAAATGTTATTTGCCTTTGAATGTAGGTGCCAATGGTTATTATGGCCACCGAGTATACGCAGCCTTCACACATTTAATCGATACCAAATATGTACTGTATTTAGACCAAGATTGTTGGCTTGAAAAAGACCATGTAAAGAACTGTATTGAAAAGATTGAAATTGATAAAAAAGATTGGTCTTATTCATTAAGAAACATAACTGACAGAGATGGTAACTTTCTATGTAAAGATGATTGTGAATCTTTAGGCAGATGGCCAGTATTTTCTGGTGATTATAGTCATATAGATACAAATTGCTATTGCCTTCAAACTGCACATGCAGTACAATTAGCATCTGTATGGCATGGCGGTTGGGGACAAGATAGAGTTTGGTTTGATGTATTGTCACGGAACTTACCTAACTATAATACTACAGGCCAATATACTGTAAATTATCGTGTTGCTGGTAATGAGGGTTCTGTAAAACCAGAATTCTTTTATTATGGTAATAATATTATGAATGAAAAATATAATGGAGCATTCCCATGGAGAAAGAAAACTTAATAATTGGTGGGTTTACCAATTACAACTACAATCAACTAAAACCTTGGGTTGAATCTATTTGTGAAGTGATGCCTGATGCACACAGAGTTATGTGTGTTGGTAATGCATCCGATGAAACCAAGAAGATATTGGCCAACAAGGGTTTTGAACTTGTTGATATGCCACAAGCCAATATACCTATTCATGTACTTAGATTCTTGTCCATCTATGAGTATCTACATAAGAACTGGCAAAAGTATAATCTAGTTGTTACCACAGATGTAAAAGATGTATACTTTCAAACAGACCCATTCAAATGGTTAGACTATCACAATATCGGTGTCAAAGATATGCATCAGATTGTTGCTGGTTCAGAATGTTTAAAATATAAAGATGAATCATGGGGTAATGAGAACTTAATGCAATGTTATGGTCCTTATGTACACAATATCTTTAAAGAAAATGAAATCTTTAATGTTGGCGTTCTTGGTGGTTCTGCTGAATACATTAAAGACTTGGTATTCAATATCTTTACGAATGCAACCAATCGACCAATACCAATCGTTGACCAAGCCGTGTTTAATGTATTGATTCAAACACAACCATATAAAGATGTCGTACTTCAAGCAACACAGGCATCTGGCTGGGCTTGTCAAGCTGGCACCGTGGCAGATCCAACCAAGATGGCCACATTCAGACCAAACTTGTTAGAAGAAGAACCAACATTTAAAGATGGTGTTGTATATACATCAACAGGTAAACCTTTTTATATTGTACACCAATACGACCGTGTACCAGAATGGAAGAAGTTTGTCATGGACAAATATAAACAGGAAGACCCCAATAACTTTTTTACATATAGGACAACATAATGGATGATATAATTAAATTTGATACAGTAACACAAGCTTTTGGTATACAAAGAAAACAAATGATTTGCTGTGGTGAAGGCCTTGGTGCCATGGTTGCGGAGATGAAAAATCCAAAAGTTTTAGAAATTGGTTGTGATATTGGTCACACAACACAATTTTTATTGGATAGTAATCCATCTTTAGAACTTGTCGGTGTTGATCCATATGTAAACTACATCGACTGGAACGGTAATAACCTAAATGAACGTGAAGATATTCATAATAAATTTGTTGAAAGATTGAAAGGATATACTAATCGTTTTAGTTTATATCGTCAATATTCAGATGATATGTTTCATTTATTAGAAGATGAAACTTTTGATTTAATCTTTATTGATGGTTTACACACATATGACCAGTTAACAAAAGACTGTAACAACTTCTATTCAAAATTAAAAGAAGGTGGAATTTTTTCTGGCCACGATTACAATGCTATTCCAGGTGTACATCAAGCTGCCAATGAATTTGCTGCCAAAGTTGGTAGAGAAATTCATATCACGGAACATGATGTTTGGTACTGGGTAAAATGAAAAATTGTATAGTACTGTCTGGTCATTATAGAAATTTTGACCAGACAGGTGATGATATTAAACAGTTCATTGAAATTAATGATATGGATGTTTACTGCCATTTGTGGTCTGATGAATTGGAAAGAGAAACTTCTCGTCAAGTCAATAACATCACCAAGAAATTAAAACCCGTATCTATTTTGGTAGAAGAACCAAAAGACTTTTCTGATATTGAAACGTATGTCAGAAAAATTAATCCGAAAGAACATAATACAGATAGAATTGCTGGTACATTGTCGATGCAATATGCACGTAAAAAAGCATTACACTTAATTGACCGAGATTATGATGTTTTAGTATACACCAGATATGATATTGGATTTAAACAACTATTTAAATTTCAAAATGTTGATTGTTTAATAACACCAGAAGAAGAATCATATAATATAATATCAGATATATTTGCAATGATGCCAATGGAACTAACCAAATATTTCTTTTTATATGATGAAGTAGAACGGTTATTTTCAACACAATTTGAACCAGAATTTGAAAATTGGTTAAGAAATATTAAAAACTATGGTGAAAGAAACACAAACATTCATATGCATGAAAGATATTGTCCACACATGATGATGTTACGCCATCTATATAATAATGAAGTTAAACAAGTAACAGCAAATATACCGGTCTTTATACAACGATGAAAATAGCATTATGTTTTTCTGGCCAAGCCAGATCCTTTGAAAAAGGTTATGAATATTATAAACGAAACTTATTGGATCGTTATGATGTGGATGTATACATTCATACTTGGAAGTTTCCAGGTGAAGATAAATTAGAAGAATTATACAAGCCTGTTAAAATACAAACACAGGTACCACCTCTAGGTGACTTTGATAACAAATACACCAATACACCAGACCGTGAAAAATATCCACCAAGAAACAACTATCGTCAATTCTACTCAATGTATGTGTGTAGTCATTTGGTTGAAGGTGACTATGATTGGGTGATTCGGAGTAGAACTGATTATGCTCTGAATGTAGTTATTCCATTTACCAAGTTAGACAATAACAAATTGTACATTCCAAATTGTAGAATGGTACCTGAAAGAGACTTTGGAAACGACCAGTTTGCTTTTGGTTCAAAAGAAACCATGATGAACTATATGTCAACCTATATCAATCTCGATAAGTATTATGATGCAGGTACATCATTTGTTGGTGAAGAACTGATGAAATCCAACTTACATGAACATGGACTGATTGGAGAAAAATTAGTTTATGTTAATATGAAAAATCCATTTCCACCAGGTCCACATAATGGTACATGGCACTCTTTGATTCGTGATGATGTTATTCAATGGACACAATCGTAAAAGAACTAAGTGGCCATTCCGGTAGCAAAATCTATCTAATGGAAAACACCGAAAAGGTGTTTGTACGAAAGATTGGAAATGTAGATAGGAATTATGAAAGACTAATCTTGTTATGGGATGAAGGTTATCGTGTGCCTAGAGTTTACAAATATGGTCCAGATGAAATATTGGACATGGAGTACATTCATGGTCTTGATATAAAAAATTATTTAATCCACAACAATGTAAACTTGCTTACAAACTTTCTTTGTGATATAATAGATTCTTTTAGTGATAATTCGGAATATAAAGATTATACTGAAGTCTATTACCATAAACTATCATATTTGAGTGGTAATGAGGGTTTAGTATTCACAAAAGAACAGTTAATCGGCCGACTACCTAAAAAACTACCAAATTCAACTTATCATGGTGATATGACTTTGGAGAACATACTTTATACCAATCCTGGTTTTTGTATGATTGACCCATTGACTTCAGATTATGATTCATACATATTTGATATAGCCAAGTTAAGACAAGACTTGGAATGTAAATGGTTTATTAGAAAATTGGATGTTAAGATTGACACCAAACTACAACGTATTCAGGACAAATTAAGAAGATGGTATCCTGATGCTTTTGACGATTCACTTTTGATTTTGATGTTATTAAGAGTTTATCCATATTGTGATGATACAGATAAACAGTTTATTGTAAAAGAGGCAAATAGATTATGGAAATTATAGTACCTGCAGCTGGTTTATCCACAAGATTCCCCGAAATGAAACCAAAGTATCTCTTATATGATTACAAGGGAGAATTGATGATTCATAATGCAATTCGTCCATTTTTAGATAAACATACAATTCATATTGGTATTCTTAAAGAACACAATGAAAAATATAATGTGGTTGAAGTTTTAACACATGAGTTTGGTGATAAAGTAAATATTGTCATTTTGGATGAACCAACTGCAGGTCCAGCTGATACAGTATATCAAATTATAAACAAAACGGGATTATATCTTTCGCCTATATTAGTAAAAGACTGTGATAGTTTCTTTGACCATGATATGTCAATAGGCAACTATGTTTGTGTTACGAATATTGCCAAACACGAATCAATTAGGAAACTTGGTGCCAAGAGTTTTGTCACCTACAATGACCAAGGCATAATTACCGACATTGTAGAAAAAGAAGTTGTATCTGATACCTTCTGTATTGGTGGTTACAAATTTAATAATGCAATAACATTCAAAACAGCATATGAAAAACTTTCTACAAATAGGGAAGTGTTTGTGTCTGATGTGATTAGTTATTGTATTGGCTTTGGCCAAGTGTTTACAATCAAAGAAACCGAGAACTATGTTGATGTTGGTACCGCAGCGGAATGGTTTGAGTTTAATGATAAACCTGTAATCTTCTGTGATATTGATGGCACAATTGTTAAAAATCAAGGCAGAGTTGGTCCAAATAACTATAATGATCCAGTGATTCCATTACAAAATAACGTTAATCGTTTATTACAATTACAAAAACAAGGCGCTCAGTTTATTTTTACAACAGCAAGACCGGAAGAGTATAAAGAACAAACAATAGATATGTTAATTAATTTGGGATTTGAAGGTTTTAATTTACTTGTTAATTTACAAAATGCAAGACGGATTGTAATTAATGATTATAATAAAACAAATCCATATCCAAGAGCAGAAGCTATCAATTTGTTGAGAGATTCTGATAACCTATCTGATTTCTTATGATACCAGATAAAAATCTATTCATCGTCACTTCATCACTTAAACCCAATATGGGTGCCTTTAGTGATGAGGATAGGTTTGCTCAAACTATTGCTTCATTAAAATCGATACGAAAACAAGTTCCTAAGGCTTTTATTGTATTCTCAGATATATCACTAAGGCCTGTATCAGATTTGGAAAAACAAGCAATATCTGGTTTATGTAATGCATATATCGATATGAGCCAACAACCAGATTTGAAAAAGTGTTCTGAAAATGGTATGAAAAGTGAATCTGAAAATCTATTAATATTGTTTACTTTATATGCACTGAAACAAAATAATTTATTAACTGATGTAAAAAGAATATTTAAATTCTCTGCAAGGTCGGAATTAGAAAATACCTTTAATATTAATGAATATGATAATTTGTTTGGTAAATATGTCTTTAAAAAGTCAATTCCAACCTGGATTCATAAAGATTTTAATAAAGGTAATTACCCAAAAGAACTCTTTATTACTAGAATGTTTTCATTTTGTCCATCTTTAATAGACAATTACATCATGGTTATACAAAAAAATCTACAGGTAATTGGAAATCTATGTCCGGACACAGAGCATGCACATTGGGTGAACATACCAAAAGAATACTTGCTTGAATTTGACAAGATTCATTGTTGGGGTTGGCTGGCTGGAAACGGCCAAATCGAACATTATTGACAACTATATATCGGATCGAATAATTGACAAATTTGATGGTCTGTGATATAATCCGTTATAAATAACCCACAGGCAACCAAAGTGTGTTGCATTTCTAAGGGTATAAATCTATGTTAACATTTCAATCCTTCCTCAAGGAAGAAGCCGAAGGTGGCGAACTTAAACACATTCATCATGCGGAAGACCGTCCGTTGATGCATGGCCACGCTGGTTTCGAACACGCTCATGGTGCTCTGATGAAGGCACATGAACACATGATGGCTGGTGCCAAGAGTAGCAATTTGACTATGAAATATGATGGTTCTCCATCAATCGTTTTTGGCCACCATCCTAAGAATGGTAAATTCTTTGTAGCCACCAAGTCAGCATTTAACAAGAATCCAAAGATTAATCATACAGAAAAAGATATTGAAAAGAACCATGGCCACGCTCCAGGTCTTGTAACATCACTCAAACACGCACTCAAACATCTACCAAAAGTAACACCAAAAACTGGTGTATATCAAGGTGACCTGATGCATCATGCTGATAATAAAATGTTAAAAGAAGAACATTTGTTTGAAGCTGCAAAAAACAAAGTTTCTTTTACAC